GTTTTTTGTGAAAGGTTCTCAAGTAATGCTCCCTCCAGGTACGCTAGCTGATGGTGGATTATATATGTATCGGATTAAGTCTATAATCTCAAGTAACATACAATATGATTCTTGGCAGATGGCTTCACGAGATTATGCCACTAATCAAGCTTACTATGTTTCTCAGTATTCAGCACCTTACATTGCTGTTGCTGATGGTTCAATCGGAATCGGAAATACATTTATCGGTCAAGTTACAATAAAGCCTAAAGTTAATAACACTTATGCTAAATATACTTTATCTAATTCATCTGGTTGGCCTTTAATTGACTCTAATGGTTCTATTGCTAAAGCATTAGCTGGTTGGACTGAGGGTACTTCATTTACGGCACAGATGCTCTGCGCCGCAACCGAGAAAGTGATGTCAAGGAACTCTCAAATTAGCGCTGTTGATAGTGCTGCGGTTACTCTTGATAACCAGATTAAGCACTATACGATTCGAGTAACTCATATGAACAGCAGTGCTAAATTGCCGGTTGCTATCACAGTTCCGGCTGGCATTCCGGATGACGCGGTAATTACCTTTGAGCTGTTAATTGACTGCTCTGACTCAAGCTACGGTTCATTGGTAACCGGCGTCGAATTTACAGTCAATGGCTCAGCCATCACACCTTACTGGATTGACAAAACAGACGGGATGTTCCAAGAGTCTGGCCAGTATAAGTTAATTGCCTTGCGGCGTTCACTTAGGTATAATTCAACGGCGGCACTTCCGGGCTACGAGCCTCAATGGATAGCTAATATCGAAGCCGAATATGACACCACAGCGTAAATTAGGAGGAATAAGTTAATGGTGATAAGAACTTCATTAAGGCCCCTTGGAAAAGGGGCCTCGAATTTAGTCCCTCTTGAATGGTTCAATGGGCTTACTTTGACTTACCCAGATGAACCTCAGATGACAAGTGAATATAATGCTGACCACGCAGGGCGGTCAATTTACAATCCTTATATGCAAATGTATGAGGATAGGCTTCGTGGAAGATTCCTAAGTACTGGGCAAAGTACATATAATTGTAGACAGAATTATTACTTGAGTGGTGCACTAAATGAAATATTGCCAGCTGGTCTGGTTCAATTTAGAAATATGATTAGATTCAAAGGTGCTGGATTTACAGCTAATTCAAACAATGACGAAGAAGCTATTGACAGTGCTGAAATGATAAGTAACTTTAATTATCTTGATAGTCAATTAACTTTCACTTCAAGCAACAGTCCTGTAACTATAAACGATAACACACCCATGATGTTTGGTCCTGTTTATGAACCTGCACAGAAGCATTGGTACGCATCTACTTATTACGCTGATTCAGGCCTCAATCAGATTAACTTGCGAACCGCCAGAGATGCTTCGGACAACCCTGAGAATTGGGTCTTAATGAAGCGAGCATACATAAGTGGAGTTTCTGGCTTTTCAGGTAGTAGCCAAATTTACGGCCCCTTTAGAAACAACGCGTCAATGATGGGTGTTATTGCAAACAGACTTAATGGAGCTCCCGGCGCAGAATCTCAATTAAGTGAAAACAACGGGCTTAAATCTGGTGGTCCTTATTCGACTGGAGGAAATTGGGTATCGCAAGAAACAGCAATTAAGTTATATCTACATCGAGGAAGTGCGTCGAAATTTGATAAAGCAACTCCATGGAGTTGCTCTTATCATTATGTTAATGGCTTGTATGGCGCATTTTGCATTATGGTTGATATGTTCACGTATAATCAAATAGCAAGTTTTTATGTTGATTCACTTAGTTACGCTAAAGTATGTTGGTCTAGCCAAACTACCACGCAGAATATTGACGGCGTAATGTCAACTAACCAGACTTTTTGGGACTCGACTAATGGACAGAAAATCTCAATTTACGCCCCTTGGGCTATGAACAACTCGACACCTTATGATAGATTCTTAGCGGTGCTAAGAACCAACACCGATGCGCCGCATACGTTACTTATCTTAGATTACAATTTTCAGCCTCAAGGAGGAAAAACCATACCAAACAACAGGCTTAGCTTTACTAATACAGGCATAGCTGTAGCGGACAATAATAATAAAGTTATTTCATTGCATTCAATGGCTAATTACCTAATTGTTCAGAGAGCTGATTACTCAATTAGGTTGATACAATTTACCGACTCCGGAATTCCTGGCAGTAATGTATATAAGGAATTTAAGCCGATTTTTAACGGTTCAAGTAAATGGGCTGTCATTGGCTTCTTCCGCAATTATGTTTACTTCGTGCAAATTAACAACCCTAATGAACGGATGAGCCGAAATATGTATGAGAATAAGATTGTCTTAGGATCAAAAATCTGTCGCGTTAGCATGTACGATTTAATGAAAAAAGATTAAGGAGGATTAAAGATGATTAACATTATATGCTCAATTATCATTCTAACACTATACGGGGCTTGCGTTAACCGGATTCGAGGCGGCCTTGAGTTCCCTGGGTTAGGCGAGTTGCCACTTAATAAACTCTGGCAGCCACTCACGTATGGCTTAACTATGGCGAATTTCGCTTCGAGCTACTGCCCAGAAGCAGTAAGCCCAATTACTTACGCAGTACTTAATTGCCTTGCTATGTACCTAGGCCAGCAAATTTGCGGCTGGGGAACCTATATAGGTGAATTAACTACTGGGCAGCAAAGCTCGCGTGAAGAGTGCCCTGCTATAGATGAGTTAATTAAAAACATAAGTTCACCAAGAATTTACGGATTTTGCGGCTTGTGCCTCCGAGGCCTCGTTTGGACATTCTTAATTGGCTTACCCTTATACTCCATACCCCTAATGCTGTCTGGGCTGTTAATGGGCCCCGCATACCTAATTGCCACAATGGTCTGCCAAGCACTTAATTGTGATGAAGGCAAAAACGCTTGGAACTTAGGTGAGTGGCTTTGGGGTGGCTTACTTTGGTTTTGCATTGCATTAACTGCTATAGTGTAGCTGAAGCAGCAAGTTGACATTCCCCTGTATTATTGTTATAATTATTATGAGATAAGCTAATTAAGAAAGGAATTTACAATGCCGATAGACTTTGAAATAATGCCTTGCTTAGCATTGATTGCAATTATCTTACTAAGTACATTCGTGCCGTTTATCGCCTCGTGGTTACTTAAGATGCAATGCAACAAGCGAGAGCTAGCTTTTAGATTCATCTCAAGGAAGTGGATAATCACGGTAATTCCGTGCGCCACTGTTGTGTACCTAGTTACTTTACATGAGCCGCACATAGAAACTAAATTGATTGCCTATATCATAATTTGGGCCTCGTGCGTTTCAGGGCTCTTTCTGCTTGGTGAGCATATAAGTCAGGCGCTTTCTAAGCTATATTCAATTAAGTATAAAGACGTAAGCATCTCGTTTGACGCCGGCACCGACCACATTAAGATATCAGAAAAGGACAAGTGCGATGGGAAGCATTAAGCTCATAGGCGCTTTTTTGACCCTGCTGCTAATTGGCTTGATGATGTCAATTTGGTATGCAGAACGCCGCGAAGCCGCTGGATATGCTAGGGCGAAAACTGAAGTTAATGAACTTATAAAAGTTAAGGAGCAAATAGATGATAAAATCACTCAAGCTTCTGTTGAAGTTAATAAGCGTTTTAATGAAATTAACAGCAGCAATAACAGTTGCGCTGATTATTATAGCAGCCCTGTGCCTGCTGAGTGCTTGCTCGACTGAGCGGGTAATTGTACAGAAAGTTCAATGCGCCCAGCTCGTTCGACCGTCAATTAAGACCAATGGCGACCTTGTTCAATGGACGGCATTTCTAGAACGCGCCTATGGCTTGTGCAACGAGCGGCCAATTTTGAAGAAAGTTAATTAAGATGAAAGGAGATAATTAAATGTTTGGTATGACCGGATTAACCAGTAAGCTTTCTGGCTCTTATTCTAAAGAAAAGTCTAAGACGCAGGAAAGTTCATATACTACACAATTTAGGTCCGAGTTACTTGACGCTCTCAATGAAGCGGCCTTGGATAACCTTGACGCTTATAGTGACCTAATTAACACTGAAGACCCTCGGGCCACAGGAGCTTATGACACTTTGGGTCAACTTGCCGAAGGCGGCAATATTGATGTAGATGCTATTATGGCCACCGCTAAGCAACAGTCGGACGAAGCACTCGGCCAGAGCTATCAGGACTTAGCTAGGTCTGTTGGTGCCGCTGACAACTCACTTGTGCAGGCTTTCTACGACGAGGCCGTTACCAATGCGGCAACTCAATTAGCAGGAAAACGTGCTGAACTCGAAGCTCAAGCCGGTAATCAGCAACTTAATGCGAGCCAGGTGCTGCTTAACTCTTTGGCGCAAGATGAGTCAATTAGCTTGGAAGCTCTGAACAGCCTGCTTAACATTTTGAAAGGTGCTGAAATTAAGTCGCAAGGAACTAGTACCACTAGTAAAAAAGCTTATAAATTGTCTGGTGGTATTAAGGGCCAATTTAGCCCAGGTGGCCTTTTCTAATTTGAAGGAGATTAAGTTATGGCCGAAAATAACAGTAAATTAAATCCGTTGACAGAAGAGGCCTTGGTTAATTATATTGTTGAGCACGAGAAAGTTCCTTATTCGTGGAGTAGCTCCAAGCCGCAAAACACCTTTAAGGAACTTGATGCCGCTCAATCTCCAGTAGGAGCCGCTTTGGCCCAGGAGTACATTGACCAAGCCAACTCAATTAACAACACTCAGCAAGAAGCACTTAATAGAGCCAAGCTTCAAGATGACATTGATACCAGTGAAATGGCCTTGCAGTTACTTAACCGCAAAGATGAAATCCGCAAGGAGTATGATAACTCAATTAGCTCTAAAATCCCAGGGTCGCTCAAGGTACTCTTGCCCTTCTTAGCCACCGGTGACATTGAGTATCAGCAAGACCTTGCTCGAGTGGACAATCAGCTTAATGAGTTAAGTAAGCAGAAAGAGCAGAAAGACCTCAATTACACGGCTCGAATGATGCTGGCCACTGGGGCTAACCCGTTTGATGAACAGCGGGCCGCAAATTTGCAGAAGCAGTTCATGGAACAAAGGGAGACAATTAGCTCTAGTGTTTCGACACCTAATACAGCCGACCTTTTAACTGATGTTTATAAAGTTGGGAAGACTAAAGCTAGTAGTAGTGGTGGCGGTGGAACTAAAGTAGCTGAAGCTTGGCAACCGCACTACAACATCTACAGAGATTCTAACAGACAGAGAATTGACTTGGCAAGTCAATTTAATGGTGGCGAATACGCAACGCAACCTAAGTTTGCGGCGGCTAAAGCCGCCGCTAATGCCGGTGAAGAAGCTCTTAGGATCGGCGACCCTGTGGTGCTTAAAGAAAGCTGGGTAACAGCTAATAAAGAAGCAGATGAAGGTTTTAAGGAAATTAGAAGCACCTTGAGCCCAGTGGGCCAAAAAGTGTTTGATGCGTCAATTAACAATGGTGGCGTATTAACTCAGCAAAACAAAAACATAGCTGCTGATTACTTCCTTGAAACCGCAAATGAATCTGTGCCCTTCGAGGAATCTGCGACACTTGAGGGCAAAATTCTGAGAGATGCTAGATTAAGTTATCAAGGTAGAGTAATATCGGAGTTTAACAAGTTACCTGACAACATTCGTAATACTGTTGCTGATGTATTTGCTCAGCAAAATAAGAGAGCATTTAACAGTGAAAGTCCAACTGATGTTCTTATGGCAGATATGTTAATTAGAAACAATGTAGGTGGCTTTGCTAAGGATATCCAGAATGCCTATCTCAACCAGATTAACTTCGACAAAATCTATGAAGAGTCTGTGAATGCGGCTTCTAAGACGAATGACTTTACTCAAGGCATTGAGCAAGAGTTCATTGACTTTACGCTTAGCCGCCTTGGTGAAGTGGCCGAAAAAGGGCATCCTGATTTGGGCACTTTGCTCAATGGAGTCAGCTTGTATCAGCAAGAGGCAATTAACAGACAGCTAAAAAATCCGCTTACAGGTCTTCAAGCGCTCAAACTCTTAGCTGATAGGTATGCGAAGATTAATGTAATTACGCCGCAAACTTATGCTATAGTTAATGAAGTGCTGGAATCTCCTGAGGTTACCAATATGTTTGTTGAAGCTAAGCGAGTTCAATATGCTAGAGGTAGCTATGGGATTAAAAGTTTGACAGCTGTTAATGACCTTTCAACAATAGCATCTAATATTAATCAGTTCCGCAACAGACAAACAGCGTCTGTTCGTAGACTTAATAATGGGAGTACATCTAATGGCAAACGTGAATGAAACGCTGCCGCCTGAAATAGAAGAGTTGCTTGGGCTGCAATTTGTCAAAGAAGAGATAATTGACGATGCGATGCCCAAGCAGCAACGAGCCGCTGAGCAGGTTGGTGAAGTTAATGAGGCTCAATTTCAGGCCGCGCAGCAAGCAGCTATTGAAGACTTACTTGTAAACTATGAGGCTGCTCCTGACGGCTTAGCCCAAACTGTTATACCTGACGAAGTTGAGATGGACGAGTTACTTGCTCCGGTCATTGATGCTAAAGTTCAGGAAGATATCATTAAAAGTGAGCAAGCTACGAATGGTGCCGCAAAAGAACCCGAGGGCGGCTTTATGGATAAGTTAATTAAGGGCGCTGGCTCTTTAGTTGACGCAATTAGCTTACCGACTCAATTAGCAGCTAAAGCTGGAAAAGCGGTCGGAGAAGCTGTTGTTGATGTTGCTAAAGCAACTTACTCTGCCGGTGAAGGCCTTGGTGAAACTGTCGCTGGTGTAAAAGTAGCAACTGAAAATATGAGCGCAATTGAAACTACTAAGTCAATTGCCGGAATCGGCTACTTAGCGGCCCTGAACACACCTAAAGCAACGGCAAATATTGGGGACTTCTTAATTAACTCTGCCCGCAGAGTGACCGGCGCATCAGGTGATTTCCATGGACTTCGCAATATAGTTGACCAAGCTTATGATTTCATCGGACTTAATGGCCGCGATGATGCTGAGAGTTACGCAGCTATAACCGAGGCAATTACCGGTCAGGCTGACGAGGCCAACGAAGCCCAACTTTTCGCGGGGCGGTTCCTTGGGAACCTTGCGTCAATTGGAGGCGCAATGGGAATTACCAATCGAGCTATGGGTATTAAAGCAGGTTGGTATGGGAATAAAAGCCAGTGGGCCGCTTATGAGAAAGCCAGTTCATTAGCTTCTATCGGTATTAAGCCTATTGGTGAGGTGGCAACTCAATTAGCTATTCCACTTAGCCGCAATGTTGCCCAAGCCGCAACCAGATCCGGAGTTGGTGAACTTGCATTCTTAGGTGCTTCTTATGAAGACTCTTATGGCAAAGCAGTTGATGAATACTTGAGTGTATACAAGGAGTCGCCTAAGTGGTCTTGGGGATTATTGCTTGGTGGAACCGCTTTTGAGACCATAGCTACAATGCGGCAAGCCAAAAACACAATTAATCAACTTACACGCCAGGCTAACTCAGTGTTTAAGCAGCGCGCTTCAATTAAGCCTGCCACAAATTTCGCCTTCGGGGAACAGGTTTCTAATAACTCTGTTGCTTTTGTCGCCACTAAGGAATCTGGTAGGCAGCTGGCTCAAGTTGAGCAGGCTATTACAGCTGACCTTTCTAATTTACTTGCTGAGGGCAAAATCGACACGAAGCTGTTTTCTGATGCCAAAGCTGAATTGACTCAAATGAAGTCAATGAACGACCAGATGAGTAAACAGTTACTTGGGAAGCTGGCTAAAAATCTGCGCGAAGCTTTGGTGCTGAGTAACTTAGCTGACCATAATCCAATGCTCTTAGCTGCTACTGATAGCATTAAGGACTATAAGACTTTGCTGAAAAATGAACCTGCTAAGCAGGGCCAAAATTTGAAGTCAATTAGCTTGAACCAAGTTAATGACCTTGCTAAGAAAAATCCGCAGAAGAGCTACTTCGTAGTTCATGAAGATGGCTCTGTTACTCCGGCCGCGCAAATCAAGCCGAGGTTCATTGACTACGCCAAGAAAAGCGATTTCACGAGAGATGCCTCAGGTTTCCTGCAGTATCGTGTTGGCAAGAAAGGCTTGCTTAACACACTGACTGTTGACCCTCGAGTAACTGCTCCGACTTTCGATACCGCTGAAGCTTATGCTTACTTAATTAAGGCTAATGCGGAGAAGCTGGGTAAGGTGAGTAAAGAAGGTTTGCTTGTGAATAAGAAGATAATTGAAGCGATGGACAAAATGGCGCCCGAAAATCCGTGGGTCGCTAATGCACTTGCACAGTTAATTGAAGACCAGCCGCAAATTGCCTCTAAGATGGTTTTGGTCACCCCGAAGTCTTACCGGACTATGGCGGATAGATTTACTAAACACTACCTTCTGCATAAATTAGACCTGGGTCTGGCTGACGACTTAGTTGCCGAGGTGCAAAAATTCGGCTATGAAGTTACTGACCAGTCCAAGTTTGTGAGCCGGCTTTTTAAGGGACAGCTTAATCGAGATGTTAAGTCAAGTGGCCTCAGAGATGCTGGCTGGAACAAGCTTGACTTAACCCCACAGGATAAGTTGGTCATTGAGGTTGACTCAGCTAAACTTAATGAGTATGAGCAGATGCTTAATGCTCGAGCCATCTCTGAAGCTAATGCCGCGAATTTCAGCCAGCAGTTAATTGACATCGGTCAAGGAAATCCGGCCCTGAAAGGCCTCGCGGATATGTTCACGAAGAATCCTCTTGTTGACCAAGTTCGGCAAGTTGATGACATTGTAGGAAGCCATTTACCGCGAGCACTGGGTAATCTGTTCAGTAAGATGTATAACTACATTGGAGATGCGACGATGGCGGCCGTCAACCGGCTTACAGAGTTAAGCAACAATTCTATGTACAAGTATCTTACTGACCGGCTGCAACCGCTCAAGCAAGTTGGCGAGAAGCTTGGCGAGGTCGAGAAAGTGCAACTTAATAAGTTTGCCAAGCTAACTAAGATGGGCTTCGAAATCGGCGATGACTTCACTCTGATGACTACAGTTAAGCGAGTTGGAGAAGAAGAAGTCGAGATGCTTACCACGAGAAACGCAATTGCCATTGACCGTGCTGAGCGGCTCGGACTTCTCACGCCCGACCAAGCTAACAGCTACCGTAACTTAGAGACAACTGCCTTGCCAGACTTAGCTAACATAGCCGAGGGCAAAACATTGGAGCTGGGTGAATCGACTCAGGAGTTCCTTAACTTGTATAAGTCAATTAACAATGAGCTGTACAGTGGCCGCAAGCAGATTGTTAGGGCATTTGGGGGCAATGCGCAGTATACGCAACCTTTCCACATTGCCAACAAGCTGGGCTCCGAAGTTAATTTCATCTATGATGGTGACCAGTTAATTAGCACCGTAACCGCAAATTCGGCCAAGGAGCTAAAAGCGGCCACTGCTAAGGAACTTGAACTTCTTAATCAGTACTCACCTATGTGGGCCGGCAAGGGTTCTAAGCTACAGGTGAAATCTCGGGCCGACGTCCAGCGCGACCACTTAATTGACCCCGATGAAGAATGGCTCGGTTGGGTTAATGCTGCTGGTGAGTACAGTAAGTTGAGGTATAACAGCGGGCGCTTGGACAGGACGTCAATTGGCTTGGCCTTCGAGTACGACCCGGACATTGCCTCGACCTTGTACAACGACTTAATTAAGCGCGGCCAAGGTTTGGGCAAGATGTACCAAGGGGCGTTCTTCAACCGAGAAGCACAGTACGCCAAGATGCTTGGTGAGAATGCTGGCACCTCTCCTGAGGTTCGGACGGCGATTCACGAGTACATTAACTTACTGAACGGCCGCTCCGTGAATACTTCGCCGACAGTGCAGAAGTTCAATGAAGTTGTAGATAACTTCTACGCTTCAATGTGCGACTTGCGCTCAAGTAAGTTGGATGACCAAATTGCCCGTGACCTGAAAATTGCGGACGAGCAGAAGCTGATGAGCAATGTAATTGGGAAGCTGCCAAAAGCTAATGCCCTTGGAGTAACCCATAAACTTCAGCAACTTGTGAACTGGAGCTTGCTCCGCTTTGGTCGTATGAGCCAGGCTGTACTTAATGTACTTGGTGTTGTGCCAATGAGCCACTTTGCTACTATGTCGCTTAACCCGACTAAGTGGGAAGATGCCGCTAGCTATGCTGCTCGAGTTGGCTTCTACGGGCGCGAAGTTGATATGACTCAACGTTGGGGCACTGTCGATTGGCTTGGTGCTTTCTTCGAGGCAACTAAGAAGCAGTTTTCAAAGAAGGGCAAGGTGATTCTCCAGCTGGCCGAAAAGCAGGGGTATGTTAGCCGAGATGCCAACATGCTTCGTGATATTGTATTTGAGCCGACTAAAGTAGCTGCCGATTCTGGGCTGTTCAAGCAGGCTTTGAAGTTAATTAACAAGGGTGCTACAGCGGCCGCCGACCAGACGGAAGAGTTAAGTAGGTCTTTCAGCTTCCTGATGGGCCACGAACTTGCTGGGCGCGCTGGCTTGAAAACGCAGCAGATGAGGTTCATCTTTGCTAAGCAGTTCTCTGATAACGTTGTTGGTAATTATAGCGTGCTGAATAAACCTAATGTATACAGAGGTGCTGTACCTGCGCTGCTTGGAACCTTTAAGACATACAAGCTCAATGTAATGCAACAGTTACTTGACGCATACTCTCTGGGAAACGCCTCCGTGCTCAAAGCCTTTGGGACGCAGTACTTGACTTTCGGGCTCAATTCACTTCCATTTAGTCAATTAGCTCAGAATGTGATTTTCCCTGTTGAGGGCGAAGAGGATACTTATAGTTACTTGAGAAATGCCTTAGGAAGCGACTCCGCAGCTCGGGCCGTTATGTACACCCTGGGCTCCATTGTCGATACTGACCTAAGTACCCGTGGTGACATCGACCCTGTTACTGGAGGCTTCTTGCCAATTAACGGCTCGTTCACCCTGCAGGACATTAGCCCTGTAATGTCAATGCTGGATGATTCTGTTAATTTGGTTAAGGATATGTATGGGGCAATGAAGAGCGAAGTTGGCCTGAGCGCTCATAGGCTTCGAGAGTTAATCAGCCAGTATTCGCCGGTGTCGTCAATTAGGGCTTTTGCTAAATTGGGCAACCAAATGTATGATGAGAACGGGAATGAGTTTACTTACTCAGTTGACCGCAATGGAAATATCCAGCGGATTAACAGCCTAGTTACTGCACTTGGTTTCAACTCAATTGAGCAAGCAGAAAATTGGCGCCTCGAATCTCGCATGCGGGCTAGGGACGCAATTAACCAGGAGAAACTTAATGACCTTCGAAAAGCATTTAAGGCCGGCTTTAGGTTCTTGCGGTCAGGTAACGTGCAGATTGATACCGACTTAATTACTCAAGCATTCGAGGGCTACATTAAGTCTGGTGGCTCACTTGACGCCTTCATACCTTGGGCGCAGGCACAGTACAATGCTGCTACAATGACTAAGGTTGACAGGCAGATTGAGTTACTTGGGTCGCAACAGAGCGTCGAGGCCTTCAATGACTTGCAGAAGTTAATGAGCGCCTCTTCCTATGAAGCGTACAGGGACTTGTTCGAGCCGCTTGAAGACTAAGCGACCTACGGTCGCAAATAAAGTGCACTCTGTGCACACAAAAATAGGGTGGAATCTTAATTGACTCCACCCTTTCTTTTTGCTCACTTAACTTCCTGTTGAGCGGGTAGGTTAAAGTAACTTGGTTCTCGAAAAGCGGCCTCTCGGAGATTCGGGTGAATCTTCTCACCTTTGAAGTGGTAATCTGCTTCGTCAAGATAATTAGCTGTTACCTCGCCTCTTAGCACATAATTCGAGATGATGCGCAAAGCCCGAGGAACTTGCGTGGCCCACTTTGAGTCTGCGAGTTCATTGAGCATTTTAAGTGCATTAACATCTGTCATCATTTCCTGAAACTTGAGGGCCGCAGCTCGGAAGTTAACGAACTTCGAAAATCCATAGTGCCCTAAGTTGAATATCAAGTAGCCGAAGACTGGCCTGATGACCTTGCTCTTGTACTCGGGCTGTGTTTCTGCCAAGTTAATTGACTTCACAATATCATTAGCGGCCCAGCAGACAAGTTGCTCGCGGCCGAGTTGCAGGCCTTTCTCAAGGCGCAATTTGTCCTCGGCTGTTAATTTATGTCCCAACCCAATTGTCTGGTTTCCAGTGGTATCTGTGTACAGTATGTCTGACCAGCCCTCAATTAGGTAGTACAAGTAAATTGTGCCCTGCGAAATTTTGAGCTCCGGCCAGTGGGTTTGGATTCGTTTGGTTATGGCGCTCATAATTAAGCGCCGTTTATCTATTCCCATAGTTAATTGCCTTTCCTAAGTTCATTGAAGATTCATCGAAGATTTGGCCGTCGAGTAGAAGCGCACATTGTTGGCACCAACCCAAGTAAACACTTTCTTCTCATTGACAAAGCCTTGCAAAATGGCACTGAAGTCAGCGTCCCGCATATCCTTAGCAGCGAGGCGGCTAAGTTCTGTATAGGTAATTGGGGCCTCTGACTGCCTGATGTAATCAAGCAGCTTTTGCTTGGCTTCACTCAATTTACTCAAACCATATTCACCAAGTGCCTCAGGCATTAGCACCTCCGTTGTGCTCAAAATCTCATCGGCATCTTCATAGATTTCTTTTGTTAATGTAGTGCTGTTTGATAAGATGGCGATTGACATTGCCGTCTTAATTAAGTGTATATGTCGCCGCGCGTTGTAATACGTGAAGCGGAAATCTTTGACTTGCTTATTTAACATATAGAGGTTATCTAAAAATTCTGCTGCTTCTGGTGTTTCATCAAATGTCGTGTTGTGGTATACAAACTCAATGTTCTTGAAGGCGTCAATTAACTCTGGCATTTTATCGGGCGTGAAAAATCTTGGTCGTGGAATCTGTTTTTCCTTAGAACCATATACAAAAATGCACCTACTTACGAAGCCCTGCTCCATTTGCTCGGGTGGCAAAATTTTGGCCAGAGTTGCTGGAGTTATGGCTGATAAGATGTTAATTAAAGGTTCTTTAATTTCTATTCCTTGCCTATTGTAATCTGAACCGTCCCACAAGTGGCTCAGTGTTGTGAATAGCTTAAATGAGCCGGTTCCTGCAAAGGTACTAAATTCACTATTTAAGATTAATGGAGTGCTGAAATTCTTGCTTCTTACTTTACATTCTATGTTACTTGTGTCTGAATTTAACAGGTCGCTTATTTCATCTTCTGGTACTATGTGCTCATACTTAAGTAACTTCTTCTCGAGGCGCTTCTGCTGAACATTGGTGATGCCGGCCATAAATTGAACCAAGCCGTTACTTCCGGCCTCAAGTTCATTAGGGGCTAAAGTAACATAGCTGGGAATTAGCGGCCTTATCGTATTTATCACCGTTGACTTCCTGACTCCTGCGTTGCCAACTAAGAGTATCATCTGATTGGGCCAAATTGTCGTGTCGCCTAATTGAAATGAAACTTCCCGAGCGGCACAAGCAGATGCTATCCCAAGTAAGCTCCATACAAGGAAAAGCTCAGGAGCTTCTGTATGTTGATTGAGTTCAATGAAGCGCTTAATTAACTTGTTGTGTATGCGCATCTTAATGATATTCCTTTCTTAATGGAGGGCGAACCTCAAAGGCCGCCCTCGCACTTTACCGTACATTAACTTTAAGAGTTAAGCAGCTGCCGGTTTAAGAGCTACCAGCTCAGCAGCCAGCAGCTTAGCTACGTGCGGCGGAATCTGGCACAACTCAGGGGCGATAGTCTGGCTATCGTAAGTGCCGTCTCCAATCGACTCAAGCAACTTAACGAGGCCATCATAGTCGGAAGCCCACATCGGAGCTGCTGTCTTAATTACTTCTGCCATTTTAATTTCCTTTCTTATGTTAATTAAGTTAAAATAAATGTACCGACTTGGTGGTACCATTACATAATAATTCATTTTGTTTAATTTGTCAAGTCAGTGCGCTTTTCTAAAAGTTCCTTAATTGCCTCGTCCAAATATTCACGCTCCATTACCCAATCGGGGCAAAGTATGGTGGTTCTGTTAATTGCCCTTGTTTCGCCCACATTAGAATAAAAGTCCATTAAGATGACTGCCGGTGTTTGATTATCTTCCCCTGAGCAGTAACTTATGCTGCCACGTAAGCCTCGTTGGCTAATGTACTGGCACATTTTGAGCATATCGTCGGCACTGGTAAAGCGGTAAACTTCTTTAACCGGGCCGAATTTTTCCATCCACTCTAGCTGAAGTTTGTAGCAGTCAAGTAAGTTTGGAACTTCATTTTCTGTGAATATTCGCTTTACTTCATAGTCAGTTGTTGGTATTCCGAAAGTTAATTCGACTGCATTAAACATAGCACCGCTAATAGCCCTGGTTTGCCAGACTGGCTTTTTGCCATACTGGCTAATTAACTTCAACGAGTTACTTTCCGTCCCGAATAAATTTGGGTACTTGAGTAATGTGCTGATACAATCATCTAATCTTTCTTTTAATACATTCGTCATTTTATAAAGTCCTTTCTTCTAGCTTATGTAATTTACTCAGGTCGAAATTTTCGAAGTCGCCTAACTTGTATGGGCTCATTAGCCGCTTTGACCAAAAGCGGCCTACTTCACATTCCACCGGTACGTGGAACTTGTGGCCATTGTAGTTAATTGGTGCCATCATCTGCTTCATAACTATATCGAGTAATTGAAGTTTAGTTTCACGGATAAAGAAGACAATTGAGTCATGTACCTGAACTACAGGTATGAAGTCGCTGGCATTCAGAGCTTCTTTCATTAACTTCCCATATTCAGGATACTCCATTGAGTCAAATTCCTGAGAGCGGCCCTCGAAGTAAGTGTTGACTAAGAAGCGGTTCATTAAGCCAGCCGTTCCACCCTGCCCTTTGTAAGCGGCAATTTGCCGTAAGACTCCATCGACTTTCTCCTTGTCCATCTTAATTGGGAACCACGTGGTGAATCCGAAGGCTGTTGAGATGAGTCCTTGGTTCGCCGTCTGCTCGCCGTAGAGGGTGTAGTGCCAGTGAAGTAACTTCGGATACTGCGCCCTGTATCTGTGAAGCGCAATTTCGCATAACTTAATGAAGTCCTTTGTTAATTTGGGTTTGGGCAGACCGAGCCGCTCGGCCATCTGCTGGAGTCCCGTTGTGCCGATTTCAGTTAGTAGCCTTGCATACATAGTCCTAGCTGTCATGAAGTAGTTTCCGCCGTGGCTAATTGGCTTCACGAGTTTCCTTGCGCTATGCTTATCTCCTTTGTGCGCCAGCACCTCTTCGTAAGGGATTCCGAATACCTGACTTGCGTGAACAGCGTGCGTATCTCTGTCATCAGTAACTACCTGAAACATCTTCTCGTCCGTTGAAGCCGCTACGAAGTAGGTATCTGCTTGACTGTAATCGATGTCGGCAATTAAGTAGCCTTGCGGCGCAACAAAAGCTTCTCGAATTTCGGCCGTGATGTTCTGTAAATTGCGACCTTTGTTGAAGTCCGTTGCCTTGGCGTTGGCTCTCGAGGTAATTGTGCCGGTGGCGTTAAGCTTGCAGCTTATTGTTGTGGTGTTAAGCAGCTTCCCAAAGTCGCTTACGAACTTATTGTTCTCTTGGTATTCCTTGAGCTTGTTTGCGAACCACTCAATTAATGGGTGCTGTTTAGCCAGCTGACTTAATGTATCGGCGTCCGTGCTCAAAGCCCCACCGACGGGGTTGGCTTTAAGTAAGTCATAAAAGATTTTCCGCTTACTTACCACGCTGTTGATGTTGAAGTTAGGTAGGGCGTCAGCGAAGATATATTCAAAGAGCGCTTTTACCTTATTGGACTTAATTGACTTCCCCTGAATAATCTGGGTTAGATGCTCTCGGTCGACAGGGAAGCTATGGAATTGCATTTCCATATAGATTAAGTTCAAGCGCTGAATCTGGCCGTAGTTTCGGGGCGCCCACTTGTAGTGGAAGTTAATTAACTGCAACATATAAAACAAGTTAGTTAGCGTCTGGAATGAATCGAGGGCGCAGTAACGCAAGTAGCGCTTGTATCCATCAACTGTATGCGGCATTCCGCTTTCCTTAACATCAAGGTCATCTTCTTCACCGCCTCTAATCTCCTCTTTCCAATACTTGTACATTGGGTTGACAGAGCTGCTTACGTGCCATAGGGCTTTGCGGCTCAGGGAGTGCATTGAGTAGAAGAGATACTGAGTGTCCCACCTATAAGCCCAAGCTGGGCAGCTGTACTTAATTAGGTATGAATTGTCATAGGTGCCGTTGTGGAAGACGAACCTAATGGCGGTGTTGCTGTGCAACATTTTAAGTAATACAAGTTTCTCAAGGTACACCTGAATGTTGGCTTCGCCGAGGTGGTTTCCGGAGGCATACTCAATTAAGTCTACACAGAAGCTCAGAGGGGCTTGAGGCTTTGCTAAATTGATGATGGTGTATGAGATGCAAGTGATAAGTGAGTTGCTGGTTTCAATGTCGCATCCAATTAGCCACATACAGTTTGCTGAACTATTTGTAAGCCACTCAACGAAGAGCCGAAATTCGGCCGTGCTGTAAATTGGCTTATATGTGAAATTAAATTTCGGCAATAAGTGGTAGTTAAGTAACACAGCCTTTTCACAGATGTGCTCATAATGAATGCGGCTAGCTGGGTTGAAGAAGCTACTTATCTCTTTGCAACTCAAGTAGATAACGAAGCTATTTTCGGCCTCGAGTGAAGTAACTTCCCCTTGGCAGAAGTGTGGCTTCTTGTGGTTGCTAGCATACTTAATATCATCTGTTATGAAGATGGTTTCCTTGAGGCCTAAAAGTGCCTCCTTGTTAATGAACTTGGTAACCTGATTAGCACCAGTTAGGATTTTGACCGCTGGCTTAGGTAGGCCGAATTTCGCGGCTGAGTTAATTAACATCTGTCCAAGCATGCGGTTGGCTGAATCATGAGAGTTAATGTTTAAGATAATCATCTTATTATACCCGATTTACGAGGTTGAAACTAGATAAGTTAATTGAGTGGGTGAGCCGAAGCCCACCCACCTTATTTGTTTTGAAGTGCTCAAAGGCTTTTGTAGATGTTAAGCTTTCGGTTTGAACTCGGTCCAGTCAATCTGGTTTCTGGTTACGCCATCTTTACCATTCTGCTCGAAAACCTTGTGCCAAGTAACCTGGCCGATTGCCGAGTTAATTAAGTCCATCAAAGTTCCTTGAGTGTCTTTGTTGGCCCCAGAGTTCAGGATAGCATATTTTACTTTACCCAAACTTTCGGCAATATCTTCAGGAGTCTGGTTGAAGATAGGCATGCTATAGACCATTTTCTTGCCAATTATCTTGGAGATGTCCATTGAGCTGCTAACATCTGCGGCGTCCTCAATTACGAAGAAAAAGACAATTCGGCTGCTGGTTTCGTTGTCAACCTGCTTAACTTCTTCCAATTTAAGTGCATAAGTGCCTTTCGGCCAAATGAAGTTAGTGGATACTTCTTTTACTTCATTAGAGTTGACGTCCAAGAAATTGATTTCATTGCTCATAGTAAATTCCTTTCTTTACTTATATGTTAATGTTAATTTATTGAGGTGCACTTAATGTAGTGCATATTTGATTGAGATGCTGAATCGCATCTCAATCAAGAAGGGGTTAGATGGTTAGCTTGTTTGAAGTTAATGCAATCACGGAGTTCGAAGCCGGCTCCGGAGTTTCAGACTCAATTAACTTGATGTCATGAATCGGGACTTCATCTAATTGGTGGTTGTACTTTTGGAGGATTATGCTCGGAGTTAATTCACTCGACTGGTAAATTTTGGGCTCAAGCTGCCGCCCTCCGATGCCGCAAACCTCTGAAGTTGCTTGAGCTGAAACATAATACTTGCCGGCTCTTGAGTAGAAGTACAAACATTCATCGAAGTACTTACTTAGCGCCTCCGAGGCATTGATGGTAGTTGACAGCGGGTAGATTTTCCGCTCAATTACCTCGCCGGCCTTGTTCTTCCTCTCGACTGTCTTGGTGTGTGAAATCACGAAAACCGAGGCCGCCAAGTTGCTGAGCCTGTCAAGGAACTCGAAGAACTCAGTTGAGAGCACTCCGTAATACTGCTGTACTTGACCGTTGTACAGTTTGTCCTTGTCAAAGCTACCCATTACATACAGCTGCTTCTCCCTTAACTTATTGAACATACTTTCCGCAAAAGCTGTAAGTGAGTCGAGGATTATGATTGTATGTTCATCAATGCGGCTTGCGTGAATGCAAGCAAATTGACTCCTGTTCTTAAGCAACCTAGCATCATTGACCACCTCTCCAGTATCTTGGTTGTAGTAGAAGTCGCACTTGCTTATCAGTGCATTGACGAATGGCAAGATTGTGATGTGCTGCTCGTCGCGAAGCTGAAAGTAGTCGACTTTATCAAGATGCTTGAACTTGGCCGCTTGGTTGAAGATGATGTTCATTGACTTGTCGCAGTCAATGTAGATGATATGGTAACCTTTGTCAATTAAGTTGAAGACATCAGTAACAAAGGTTGTCTTGCCGGTCTTGCCCTCGCCAAAGCAAAGGACTTTTACGACTGGTTTTTTATTAAGATATTCACTCAATTTCATTGCTCGTGCGCTAACGCGCCCTCCCATTTTAATTAATCCAAGGCACTTACGTGCTGCTTCTTTGTGGCTTTGCCACTTTGTTGTTAAACTTCAAGCACTTTAATTATCTTCTTAGTGCTATATGCTCTCCTTGGGTCTTCGGCCTGTTGAAGAGTTAATTGACATACAGCACCTGATTGACACCACTCAAAAAACGGGCAGCGGTTTCCATAGGTAACACAATTGCCGCTTTTGTAGTAGTTTGCTGTGCTTAGGCCATTCGACTCAATTAACCTTACAACTTGCCGCAGCCCGTTCATCAGGTTGTCAACGCACTCTGGGGTCTTACTTAGGAACAGCGGATTAATTGCATATTCTGTTCCTTTGAACCGGCAGATTAAGTAAAGGACTTTGATTGATGAGATAAGCGAGGCCGCTTCTTGCTGGTCGAACCCAAGTAAGTTCAATATGTTAGTTACGTATTCAACAGTTTGCGGGCTTAGGGCATACTTACTTATCTCCTCTTCCTCAGAGCTGGTAGTTGACGAGGTCTTAATGTCACAGACGACGATTTCACCGGTTGAGCGGTCAATGAAGATGGCATCAATGAAGCCGATATAATTGACTTCATCCAACTCAACTTCTCTGTTGCCTCGCAACTTATCTGTGTGTTCAATTAGGTACGTTGTATCAACCTTGAACTCAATGGCCGGTTTTTCGTTGATGTAAAGTAAGTCGTATGTGCCCTGCTCGAACCAATTAACAAGCTCCCTCAAAATGCGGTAGGCCGTGAGGAAGTGGTAATTGCCCTGCATCGCTTTCTTCAACTTAATTGGGTACTTCAACATAAGCACCTTTATTGCACCATCGAAGCTCCTTGTGATAAGGTAGAACTGGAAGGCCTCGTGGATAGCTGTGCCAATTAGCGAAGCCGCCGAACTTCGCCTCGGAACTTCGAAGTTACTGCACTTGCTTAGGACAAAGCGCATCGGGCAACTTCCGAAGCTACCGAGAGAGCTGTAGCTAATTGAGATAGTTTTGCGACTTGGAGAGCTGTTTTGCACCTCGTTGCTTTCTTCTGTACTGTTCATTCAGATGCCTCCATTACTTCAAGACAATTAAGACATATGGTCTTAGCCGGCCCGAATTCTTCCTGCGGTTTCAATTCGCCGCAAATGCAGCACTTAACCCAACGAACTCTTGGAGTTAATGAGAACTTGATTATGTGATTCTCCTTAATGAGCTGCAAGCGAGCATACTTCAGAGGCGTTTTTCTAACGGCTCGATTAAGTTCGGTTCTAAATTGACGCTCAAGCTTGGGCTGGGCTTCCGGAGCCGCTGGCCAAATTGCGGGGTCAATTAAGCAGGTACAGTTAATTGCCACGAAGCCATCAGCATCGGCCTCGTTGACTGCTATAAGAAGCTTGTGTTCCAATGTGGCGAATGAGCCATTGATGTTAATTACCTTGTTGCACCATCTCCAACAGGTAGCCTTACGGCTACTGTGAGGCTTGTTTGACGTTGCTTTCTTGTACTCCACTAATTGACTCTTCTCTTTAATTGAATCAGTTTCTCCCTTTGAAGCTTGCTTGACTTCAACCGGCATAATTAACAGCGAGAGCAGAAAAGCGGCCTCGCGGTAATCGACGGCCTTGATTCGCCAACTTACTGAACTGGTTAAATGTTTGTTGATATATTGCTTTAATGTGTCAATGGTGCTAAGAGCGTAATAGTGGCTTAAAGCAACTTCGACGTAAAGGCGCTGGGCGCCGGGGTTGCTTGCTATGTGGTGTTCAATTACTGGAATCAGTGTGGCGCCACAGTAGTCCATTAAGTTGTTTTCTCCTACCGCGCTTAGCTTGAGAGTGTTGCTAATGTTGGAACTGTGTTGTGCACTCTGTGCACCTTGTGCGATTTTAGATGTCGAGTTCATTGTCTAGGTCCTCCAAAAATGCAAGTTGCTTAGCTTTGTTGCTCCGTTTTTCGGCCGCTTTTTCTTTACGTGCTGAACTAACTGCCGACTTCGTGGCGTACAAGCGGTCGAATGAGTTAATTAAGATACGCATATCCTTAGGTTGAACGCAGTTCAGAACCTCGGGATTCTCCTGAAGCCGCTCCATTATGGCACTTACTGAAGTGTCGATTTGCTTCAAGTCAATTGACTCTTCTATTTTCCCAAGTTCATTGTGGACTAAAGTAAGGAGCTCGCTTTGCTCGCTGTTAAGTTGCAAGGCTGCGTCGGCGGCTTCCTTGGAATAGAGGTCAATTAGGTCAGCCAATGGCGGCATTGCTTCAATGCGGTTCATATAGTCAATCGAGTCCTCGAAGTTGGCCAGCGCCGTGAGGTCAGTTGACCACACCTGAGCTGATTGGACTGCGTTGATAGGTGCATTTAATAAATTGACTTCTTCCTTCGGAGCCTTCGGCTCTTCTGCTTTGCTTTCAGCATTTAATGATGCGCTAGTCACCGCAGGGCCGCCAGCTGGTAGTGTGTTAAGTAATTCGTTTAAGCTAATCATTTTTGTCTGTTTCCTCTATATAAAGGTTGATTATTCCGTTGTTATTATACATCAAGTCAAAGTATAAGTAAACAAAATCTTTGACTGAATGAAGTTCCTGCCGCGTTATAAGTCCATTGCGGCTGAATGTTACAACTATCTTAAAGGGCTGTTCTTGGCGACGCTCAATTAACTTGATATGTCGCTTAACTTCTTTTAACTTAATCGGCATGGGCGGCCTCGCCTGCGGCTTCGGCTTTGCCACTTGTGCCCTCAATGGTCTGTTCAACCCAATTAACTTTGATTTCCCAATCAGGAAAGAAGCAAAGGGGGTAGCTATAGGGCTGCTGTGCAAGGCACTCGTGAATGTAGTGGCTAAGCTCCCTTCGAGTTAGCTTGAGTTTCTCTGAGGCAATTAAGTTGTAAACCACTTTGTGGCGCCGCTGTTTCAGGTGAGAGTCAATTATCTTGATGTTTCCAAAGCAGATTTTAGAGCGGTGTTCGAGTTGGAAATCAATTAACTCTTTCGCTGGAATCAGCTTGAGCATTCCTTGAGTCCATCTAGCTGGGTACTTACTGAAGCAAGCACCCTCTGGGCCGCTGCCTGTGATAGCTGGGTGCACGGAGAAGCGAGTGATTTCATTGAGTTTCATAAGTTCCTTGAGTGCCTTGGCAAAATCGCCCATTGAAGCATAGACGCGAAAGGCCAGCTTAGCTTTCCTGTATGCTTTAACTTCTTCGGCGAGCCTGACGGAATTTGGGGCGGCTTTCCGCTGGGTGAACTTGCTTGACTTGGAAGTTGCTTGACGGCTTCTTCTGGAAGCCGGCTTGGAATATCTAGTTATTGTTGTCATCTTAATTGTCCTTTCAGTGAGGCTAGTGGCTAAAGCCACGTTTGTGAATTGAGTGAATTGTTACTGGTGTTATGTTGTTGAAGTTACTTGCTATGCGCTAGCATAGCTATTCGTAACCACTTGCCTTAGCTTCATCTATGTAAGTCTTGCTGGCGATTACCGGTTTAATTAGGTTGCCATCTCGATTAACATGTTCGCACTTAATTAAGAGGTCAACCCGAAAGCCGGCCTCGAGCTTACTGCGCATTAAGTCGTCGATTCCAGAGCCCAGGATTACACGCTTTGAAGGCAATGTAGTCCCATCTGGTAGCACGGTTTCGGCAGTACAACAAGTTACTTGAGTTATGATTCGGCCCCTCGTTGTGTAGTTGTAGGCGAATGAAGTTACTTGAGCCGGAATAAACACGGGGAACTTCAGGGCGGCGACCCGGCTCGTGCGCTTGCTTGGGATGAAGGAGCTACTTGAGTCATAAAAGACAAAGCCCTCCCAGTGCCTTTGGCGCAAGACAGAACGCAAGGTGGTTTCGCTGTATTCCAACATAATTAAGTCCACAGTCCCAAGCGGGCTCGCTGCTTGCTGCTCGAAGCTCATGCCCGAATTCCACTTAATTAAGTTCTGATAAGAGCCGTCAAGTGGGTTGCGCTGTGCTGCATTGAACATAGCGAAAGGCAAGAAGTCAAGCTGCTCTGTTATAACTTTGCGGCGCAGGGCACTGGAAGTTAATGGAAAGTTCTGATGCTCGCCGGCTACAGTGAGTTCTCCGAGGACAATTATGTTTGCGTAAGCTCCGGCGGTTTGATTGTTCATCGCTTTAATTGTGATGTCCTGTAAGGAGTAGCTAAGGAACTCAAGAACCTGATTTAGGTTCTTCAGCTGGGCGGCCTCGAAGGTGTAGCTTAACTTGGCTCTTCCAGTGAAACAGAGCTTCTTGGGGCTTTGCTGCAACTTAATTGAAGTGGAAGCGTCAAGTAAGTCAGCTAGTGGAATTGCGGCGTAGAATCCGTTGGCTTTCTCCACAAGCCGGATTACATCTGCCTGTGCTAATTGAGAGTCCGACTTAATTAACTTCAAAAGTTCAGCTCCGGTTTCAACGTGGATTACCTTTTGAGTGTGCTTTGTGCACGGGGTTGCGTTAATTGTGTTGTTCATTCTAATGTCCTTTCAGGCAGCAAAGCTGCTGATTTATGCCTTACGGCACTTGTGTTGCTGATGTTACTTAGGTTGTTATGACTGTGGTGTTAGCCGTTAGCCACTAAGGTTGCGCCTCTGGCGCTAGCCACTTGCTTAGGAAGTCCTCAATGTAAGCGGCGGTTTCGCTGTCCGAGTTACTTGAGATAAGATTCTCAATTTTTTCCTTATCCGAAGAACCTGCCAGCTGGCGGTTTTTGAGCTTGGCTAAGCCACTCTTGTTGTAGATTACCCAAGCAAAGTCAGAAGCCCGAGTCAAGGCAGTGTAGGCGTATTCGTTGTTAATTGAGTTGCCATTTTTCCAGTCAAGTAAATTGATGATGCACCGCTTGTACGTTGAGCCTTGCGCTTTGTAGCAGGTGATGGCGTTGGCGAGGAGCAAGTTACTTATCTCGCCTATGGTGCTCAAGCTGATTTGACGCAAAGTGCCATAGATGTCAATGAACTCTATGGTCAGCGTATGACTTGCTTTCTTTGAGAAGAAGCCTTCATCATCTGATGGGCTCTGCCCATCACTTTGCTGAGCTGATTGCTGGGCTGACTGGTCAATTAAGTTATCGAGTTCATCAGGGCTGAGCTGAGCGCAGGGCGCTGCTGTTGTTGATGTTTCTGTTGATGCTGCATTTGTGGCGCCAGCCACCACGTCTGAATTAAGTTGCATCTCAATTATGCGGCCTACTGTCCCGTTGATGTAGCCGTCTTCGTAATTGTTCTTCGTGAACATCACGTTATCACCGACGCCGAATAACTTAATTGTCACGCCGCAAAGCACCGCTTGCTTAGTTACGTTGAGGTACTTGTTAAGCCGCTGATTGAGAACCTCTTGTCCAGTAGCTCCAATGTTCGTCGGGGTGATAATGCAGTCCTCTTGTTCATTGAAGCGCAGGTGGTATTTCTCGTTAATTAACTCAATAATCCGGTAGAGGTCAAGGTAGTTTTCGGCCTTGATGAACTTGACGTTCTTGAACTGCTTTGCTTGAATGGCCTGTTGCAGGGCAAGCAGGTTGGCTGACTTGAAGAGGTGAGCTGCTTGGACGATGTCATTCCCATCAGCTTGTCGGTGCACAGTGGTAAGATAATTGAGTGAGCAACCAGAATGCGCCCCGAAGTAAGCTAAGCTTGTCTTGCCGATGACTGGCTGAAGTTGGTTGATGTCACCCACGAGAATTAACTTGTGTAAGCTGTGCAGGTCTAAAGCAGCTAAAGTTTGCAACATCAGCTCGTTAGATACCATTGACACCTCGTCGATAATTAACACCTTTGTGTCAATTCGCTTGTTGGCTGAATTAAAGGTTGGAACAAAGCGCCGGCTTAGGCGGTATCCGCAGGGCTTGCTTGGGTCTGGTATCTCAATTGACTCCGGCACAAATTGCAGCCACTTATGTAGGGTCAGGCACTGGGGAATGAAGGGTGCTAGGGCAGGGTCTGACTTAATTGACTTGATGATGTTAAGCACCGCCTTGCCTGTGAAAGCACAGAGGAAGATGCTTGACGCGTCGAACTTAGTTAAGAGCTCCTGCAAAACAGCTTTTAAGGTAAAGGTCTTGCCAGTGCCTGCGGCTCCGGTGAGGATGCTCAATTGACTTGAGCAGATGTTCCGCACGGCGGTTTGCTGGCTTGTGTCTAATTGAGATGCCGAACAAGGTGAAGGTAATTGAGTTGCTGGTGGCAATGAAGGCAGCGAAGATGCCGGAGCTTCCGTGTTGCTTGGCTGACTAGCTGGCTGACTAGCTTGTGTTGCCGAGCAAAGCGAAGTTGCTGCCGGCATTGGGGTTGCTTGGCCGGCCTGTGCCGGCTGGCTAGCCGGTGTTACTTTATTGAGTTGTTTAATTAACTCATTCATAGAAATGGGCATTTAATTATCCTCTTTATGTTAATGTGCAGAGCACTTGTGTTAAGCCGATAGGCTCGATTAACTTTTATGATGAATTGAAATTAATTGAGTCGCCGAGCGCAGCGAAGCTAAGCGAGGCTGGCTGTCAAGAAAAAAGTGTTAATTAACCTTGAAAAACCACTTAGTAGAAAAGGTCGTAACGCGCGTCCAGTCGGTAATTAACTTATTTTTTGGTAAATGCAGTCGGATTCCGAGTGCATTGAGCAACTTTTAACTTAATTACCGATTTTACAGCCCCTATTAAGTTTGAATTTAGACAAAAATGTACTCACCCAGACAGAAAATTTTGTCCAAAGTGAGTACTATTTTTAGGGGAAGTTAATTGCCTTCGGCAAAGCTAATTAGGTGCTAGCAAGTAAGTTAGCCGTAAGGCAAGCAAGTTAGGCCAAAGGCCAAAGGCCGAAGGCTTACAAATCGAGGTCGCTGTCAATTAACTCAGCCACCCTAAGCACCTTTTGGGAAAAAGTAGCTTCATCGGCGCTAACTGACAACGCCTTAATGAACATCTTCAAGTTAGTTTTCTGGGCTTGAACTTGCTTAGCCCGCTGTTTGCGGCGCTCAATTAACTCTCTCTCAGCTAAGCTAGCTCTACGCTCTGCCCGCGCCCGCAATCGGGCTCTTTGTTCTGCTTCAAATTGCTTGATTCGCAAGCTCTTGCTAGCCGTTTCGGTGGTTAGCTTGTCAATTAAGTTCAATAAAACAGCCGGGGCTTCCTGTGGATTTTCGGTTAATTTACAGCCGTAAACGGCGCTAGCGCTTGCGCTATCCGATAAGAGTTTAATGTAGTCAATGATAGTTAAGCGGGGCAAGTGTTGCAAAACGGCGGAATAGCCGGAGCGGATTTTGCCGGCGGCGTCGCTTGCGTCGATTGGATTAAGCAAGTTAAGCAAGTTAAGCAAGGCTGTTTTTTCCGATGGTATGTTAACAAGTTCGATTGTATGACAATTCGTAGCAACATATTCAGCAAGGGTGGAAAAATCAGCGAGTGTAAATTGAGATAGCTGTTTTAATTGAGGTTTAGCAAAGGCGTTTAGATTGTAATAAATGGTTGCGTTTTGATTAAAGGTGTTAAAGTTTGTCATCTTAGTGAATCCTTAATGTGGTTGTAATGTTTGTTTGTGTTTGTTTGTGGTTGCTTGCTTAATTAACTGTTACTATTAAAAGTTGTAGCTTAGAGCAAGAAAAGAGGGGCTTCAATTGCCCCTCTCATTTGCCGTAAAGCTATTAAATGTCCAAGTCATCTTCATCAATCGACGTTTCAACTTTGCGGTCAACGGCTTTTGCGGCAAGCGCAACGGCATAGCTAATATAGTCATCGAGCGAGAAAGTTACCCCGTGTGCGAAATTGACGGCGTTAGGGCTCTGCTTCTCACAGTGCCACTTAATTAAAGCCTTAATGTAGTCGGCAACGGCAACGCTTTTACCTTTCACGGTGGTGTTGCCTAAGATAAGATTAGCGGCTTGCAAGTCAGCTAAGAAAGTTTTAACAGTCTTTTCGTTAATCAAGCTTGCTTTTGCCGGCATATTAGCCTTAAGGCTAACAACCAGCGCTTTAATCAGAGCGTTGAACGGCTTGGACAAGGGGTTGGCTTGGGCGTTGCCGCCGTTCTGCGGGGTGAGTATATCCACGATGTTATTAAGATTCGGCAGGGTTAGCAATTTGCGGATATAATTGCTTAAAAAATACTTTTCAACGAATTCACGGCAAATGTCATTAAGTCCAGCAACTTCCATTACATCCGGTATATTCGTATATAGCACGTCGTATTTTCCCTGTTTGTCTTTAATCAAACGACAACTTAATTGACGGTTAGAAATACCGTCAATAACACGGACAGATACACTCTTAGCTGATTCACCAGCAACAGTCGCCGTTAAATTGCCACTGTCATCAACGGCAACACGTACGGCATCACCAGCGCTGATTCTATTTAATTCATTCAAAATTTCTTCTTTTTCCATTTCTTGATTCCTTTTAATTAAAAGTTAGTTTACGTTAGGCGGCGTTTACCGCCGGTTTAATTTAGAGGCGCGCCGATTAGGCGCAAAAGATACAGCCGGTTTAATTAGAAGGCAACCGGCAAGCCCTAGCTGGTTACTCGGCGTCGTTTTCCCGCAACCACTTCACAAAATCACTTCTTAAATAAGCGGGGCAATCGGCGGCTATTCCCCTAAAATTTTGAACCCGCATAGCAATCTCCGCAAAGTCACGCCGTGCGCCGTAAAATTCGGTAAACGACTTAACAAAGTCGTTGCACTCAATTGCGGAATAGTCCTTAAAGTAAAATATGATGCCGTAACCGTCGAAGGCCTCTTGTGTGCAAATCGACAGTTTATCAAGTAATACTTTTTGCTGTTCGTAGTCGTATCCGTTGACTTGCACGGCTTTAATTAACGCTGAAGCAATTGTGTTTGTTGCGGTTGCGGTTGTAGCTTTACTTTTAATCATTCTATTCATTTTAGTAGCCTCTCAAAAAATTCCGTTGAACAATATAAGCAACCTTTGCTTATACTGGTATTCTACAGGAGAATCATTTTAATTGCAAGCGAAAAATCAATGAATACCAAAAATTTTTTACCCACCAGCAAAAGGGGCTATTGCACCCCAAAGACAAGCTAGGGGCTCCGGCGTATATAAATGTACCCTTCGCAAATTCGCAAGAAAATTGACATTTCCAGCAGCTGAAACCTAATTAACACGTGAATCTGCATTAACTGCGTTAGCAGCTTCGAGGGCCGGTTTCCGACGAGGTGCTAATTAGCTTCACAAGTCAATTAACTCCGAAGTGGTCAGAGCGGCTTGCCGCGAAACTCGAGTAACCGGCTTAATGGAGCTTTGCAGCATAGATGCTCTGAGGTGGCTTTCTGGCTGGGAAGCTAATTGACTTCGGCTGGTCAGCCGCTGCTTGCCAGCGGCCTCGAATTACCAGAAGCTGCCAGAGCGGCTAATTGCCCAGCAACGTAATTGACTTCATCTCAGCGCCGCACTCACTATGTTGACATCTGCCGAATTATTTGGTAAGCTAACTAAAATAGGAGGAATCAAGCAATGACTTTAATCAACGAAGAACCCGAGGGCCGCAAAACCACTAAGGTGTTACTGGCCAAAATGAGTGCAGGGGCGCTAATGGCCTTTTGTGAGTTACTTGAGCGGGGCGACCTGGAGCAGGGCGATGAACTTGTCTATGTCAATTTGGGCTTCGAGTGGCCAGAACAGGGGCAGGCGGCTGAAGCGCTTAGGGCAATTTGCAGAGAGAAGTTAATTAAGTTTACTGAGCTGCAAGGCCACCTCGAGTATGAGATGCTGCATAAGTCAATCGAGAAGCTCTACAGACCCCTAGATGCTTCAAAGAATCTTCAGTGGCAGGGCTTCGTGCAGCGGTTGCAGCGGGGCCGCGGCTGGTGCGGAGGTAAATTGAGATGGGGTGAGTCAATTAAGTGGCTTCTCATCAATAGATACTTGAAAGAGCAGTACTTGAAGAAAGTTGCTGAGAAGCAGCTGGAATTGCACTTAATCTTCGGCTGTACATCAGAGCGCTCTGCTGAGCTAACACGAAACCGCCTTTCAGTGCCGGTGCTCAGGAACTTCAAGTTAATTAACCCCAACATCGCCGAGGGCCGCAGCAAGGCTTATTGCGTAGAGTGGTTAAGTAGGCGCGGTTGGGCAATAGGGCGGCTTTACACTTCGGGGTTAATTAAACCTGGGTGCTGGTGCTGCCGCAGTAGGAACATAAAGGAGCTTAAGTTGATTAAACAAGAGTGGCCCGAAATTTGGCAGAAGCTTCATGGACTTGAGAAGTTAATTAAGGAACCATACTACAGGACGCCTCGGGGCTGGGCGCTGCTTCAAGATGTTAATTACAAGGCCACAAAATTCACCTTAAGTAACAATGGCAACAACAGGAAGGGCAAGGAAGATGGAAAGTAATGAGAACAACAATGTTGATGTAAATGCTGATGTGAACGGAGTGAACATTTGGGCTGGCCTGAACGCTGGGGCTCGAAGCAAGTTGGTGCAGTTAATTAACTCCGGAATGCCCACCGCAATGATGGCCGACTTTTTGAACCTTGAACCTAATCAACTAGCCGAACTCCTAGAAGTTCCTGAGCTTAAACAGTTAATTGCCCAGCAGGAAGCGGCTGAGCGCCTGAACTCTGCAGACGCCTCAAGTAAGTGGGACGAAGTAGAAGTGCTAGCTTTGAAGAATGTCCTCGGAGAACTCAATTCACGCCCAGACCCGATTTTCGCCCTCAAGGCTGCGGCCGTTGCGAATAAGGCAATTAGGTCACATAAAGGCAAGCAGCAGGCTATGCAGCAACTGGTCGAAGGAGCTAAGACTATTACGTTGCAGCTTAATCAGCAGGTAGTCAATGCCCTCGTAAATGCGGGGCCAGTGGCGGGGCCGGTAACTTCATTAGCCGCACCTGTGCAAAACAATATAAGCGCCCCAAGTACTTCAGGCACCTCCAGCAAAGTCCTTGATGTCTTTACGGCCAAGGACATGGAGCGACTTGCTCGAGGCGGTTCGGAGATAGAAGCTTACTTTGAACCTGTGCAGCAAGCCGAGGCAACGAGCCCAGCCGGCCTGGAGATGCTCAAGCAAGTTGATGACTTAATTGACTTGCCATCAAGCGCCACCGGAGAATCCAGATGAATCCAGACGAGGCTAGAGCAGCTAGTGAAGTAGCTGGCGGAATAGCCGGAACATCAAATGAACCAAATATGCGAACGCAGTGAGCAGGGAGCGAACATGTTATATGAAGTTAATGCACAAGAATTGCGGCAGACGCTGCTTAGCAGCGAGGCCGCCTATATTCAATTTGCTTTGGGAGCTCAAGCAGGTGATGACCTCTTGCCCACACCGGAGTTCCACTTGCAGATGTTCCGGCTTTTTATTGATGAGTCAATTAAGAGGGTCTGTGTTGCTTGCCCGCGCTCTCACGCCAAGACAACAATTGCCAAGATAGCTGTTAGCCGGTTAATTCACGGTGCCGATTCAGACATGAACATTGGGTATTTGAGCCACAGTAGCCCTCTTGCAACGAAAGCCTTAATGGACATTCGGAACTTAATTTGCTCTGAATCTATGATGGCGGCCTTCGGAGTGCCCAAGTTCATTAAGGAGCAGCTTGACCGCGGCGAATATTCATTCCAACTTAATGGACATACATTCAATATGAGCAGCTTTGGTGCAAACAGCCAGATTCGAGGCTACAACGTAAATAACCGCCGAATTGACGTGCTGTTAGTTGACGACCTCGAAGACCGCAAAGAGAATGAATCCGAAATCCTATTCGATAAGCTAAAGCGTTGGTTCTTCTCTGACTGCATTAAGGCGCTGAGCCCTCGGGGGCGGTTAATTATGTTGGGCAACATCGTCAACCGGAACAGCATAGTCAACGAGAATTGTGCGAGCCCGAAATGGGCGTCAATTAAGTTGAGCGCACTCAAGCAAGATGGCACCCCTTTGTGGCCAGAGCTTAACAGCTTCGCTGACCTCATAGCTGAATACAACGAGTATGCCAGCAAGGGCTTAGCTGGACAGTGGTGTGCCGAAATGCTCAATGACCCCGTGGCTGCAAATACGCTGTCAATTGACTTGCAACGAATCACCCGAAGCCCTAAGGTAGACCCTGAGTCAAGTGAGCACGAATATGGATTCATCACAATTGACCCTGCAATCAGCCAAGCGGCCTGGGGACACGCACAGACAATGGCAGTTCATTGCTACTACGAAACCCCAACACCCCATTGGCAGATAGTCGACTCAAGGGTGGCCTATGGAGAATCACCAGTTGCTTTGTACGCCGCAATGCAGGATATGTGCAGTAAGTGGCATGTCTCAATTGTGGGCTTCGAGGCCGAAGCGTATCAAGCATCTTTGAAATCGATGTTCGAGTACATGGACTCAGTGAATGGAAGCAGTGGTTTAATTGAGTATGTCCCACTAAAAACGCTCAAGAAAAGTAAAGCCTCTAGGATAAAATCTTTTGTTGACTTACTTTACCAAGGCGTATATCATTTAAGTGATAATGATAATTTAACCATTACTCAGCTACTTGCTTTTGACCCGACGCGCAAAGACAATTCAGACGACTTAATTGACGTAGAGGCCTATGGCTGCCAGATGCTTGAGCTTCACCTTGAGAAAATCAAACAGGCCAAAAATCGGAAGTTAAGTAAGTCCGGATACTCAAGTGAGTTGTTACAGCGAATCGCGGCAGCAAGTAGCTTATAAATAGAAAGGTACCTAATATGTTTATACCAGTAGAAAACTTTAAGGCTTACAGTGAGTCAAGGGAGTTGCGAAGTTACTGCAGCCACTTTGTCGGCATGTGTAGTGACTCGACCAATGACTTGGTGCACCTTTGCGATAAGGTGTTACTTGACTTGTATGGCCGAAGCAGCCCAATTGACCGCTATGATGGAGTAACTCGAAGCGGCTCTTTGGGGCTCGGCAACATTCAGGAGCTCGTAAACAGAATCACTCGATACGCATTAAGTAAGATGAAAAACCGTAGCGAGATTAAATTGCCGCTTGCCGCAACCCAACTTAATGAGGCCGCTTCAGACCTAGTCAATTTACTCATCAGCTCAAATGACAGCTATACAGCTTTTGGCAACCCGAATAACCAGAAGTATGTTGCGGCAGTTGCTGAGCGTATGAGTCAGGACTTCACTAGGTTCGACCATTTCAACGTGTTACTTCAGGCTTTCAAATGCATACTCCATTACGGCATTGCGGCAGTGGAAGCTCGTTGGGATAAAGACTCAATTAACCAGTTCAATGTCGAGGGCATCACGGAGAATCCAGCGTTCGGCGTGAATCTAAAGTTAATTAACCCCGGCTGCCTGTACTTCAGTAAATTGACTGATATGCGCTCTTTCAGTGAATGTGGCGACTTCTGCGCCTATGTTGAGAGCATTGCCAAAACAGACATTCTCAATCAAGCGCTGCACCCTGAAGTCGGAGACAAGGAACTTTCCGAGTTACTTGAGTGCAGTAGAACAGCCGGCTATCGAGCCGTTTTTTCGATGAACAACCCAAGGGACTTCAAGTACATACTTGACTTCAACCCCTTACCCCACGACACCGAACGCGACAGCGACATCACCCGTGAGAACTTCATTAACAAGACAACTGTCTATGTACGAGTCTGCCCTGAGTTACTTGGATTCGAACTCCCCGGCCTCGAGCCGCTTACCAAGACGCTGCTCAAATTGACTTACATTGGCCAGACCCTAGTTAATGCAGAAGTCAGTTCCAATGGAGTCATCCCTGTGGTTGTGGCGCCGGTATTCCCTGGAGTTGCTCCGGCCGAAAATCTCACTCCGGTTCAATGTTTCATAAACTTCTTAATTAACACTAAGCAGAAAGGCGACCGGAAGAAAGTTTATGGCCTTAATTTCTACGACCGCAATCGCATATCACTCAATGAAATCACCAAAGCTAAGGAAGCTGATGAAGAGTGCCCGTGGATTCCGGTGTCGTCTGAGCCTAATGAGTCACTTGGCTCTGCCATAATGCACTTCAATGATGCGCCGGATACACAGCACATCCTAAGCGACATCAACCAGATGAAGAACATAATGCAGATTATTATGCCGACTGACCAAGCCAGCTTAATGAGCAGCCTTGACAGAGCAACTGAGTGGCAGGCCAAAAAGGCACTTGAGACGTCTGGGAAGGCCACGAAGCTAATGGCGCGCCAGATTCAGGCGATGTTAATTACGCCTTTGAAGTCAATTCACATTCAGACGATTTTCGACCACGAAGCTACCCTGCCAGTTAAAGATGACCAAGGTAATGATGTTCCAACCGCCGTAGGCGAGTTCAGCGGACGCGGCGTTATGTACTCAATTACCACTGCTATGACCGGAGTTGATAGAGATATAAAAGCTCAGCAGATGGATACCTTCATTAACAAGTTAATCCAGTTGCCACAAGTCGCCCAGGAATACAACTTAACTAAGTTGTTCGATTACCAGAGCAGCTTGACAGGGCACCAAATTGACTTCAGTATGTTCAAGAAAGAGTCGCCGATTGACTCACTGCCAATCCAGCAAAGGAACTTAGCTTACCAGTTACTTCAGCAGGCTATGGCACAACAGCAACAGCAGCAGGAAATACCTGTTGACCAAAACAGTCAAAACATTTAGAATAAAGGAGTAAAATAAATGGAAACTGAAAACGAACAAGTAAACGATGATGCCGGGTTTTTGGCCAGACTCAAGCAAGTCTTTACGTCAAGTCAGCCCGAAGCGCCGGAAGAACTTAATCCGTTCAAGCAGGTGCCGCCGGCTCAAGCAAGTCAGCAAGCAGCACAGGGTGCCCAAGGGGCACAAAGTGCACAGAATGTGCAAAGCACACAGGGTGCGAGCAGCAGCGATGTATTCAAGCAGTATGTAGCTAAGCAGAACTTCCTTGACGGCGTTGAGTACGATGCCGCCGAGCTGATGCAAGACCCAAGTAAGTTGGGGAACTTCATTAACTCTGTAGCACAGCGCGCTTACGGCAAAGCCCTGTATGATGCAACTAGTGTAATTGACAAAGCCATTGAAAACCGCCTTAATGCTTATGACAGCAATGTCAGCAACAAGATTCAGGCGGCTGTTTCAAGTAGAAGTCAATTAGACAAGGCCACTCGGGAAATTCCATTGATGAAAGACCCAAGTGCCGCCCCAATTATCACTCAAGTAATGAAAGGGTTTTTGCAGCAGGGCAAGTCGCTTGACGAGGCAACTGAAGCAACCAAGACATTTTTGCAGGACTTCAGTAACAAGCTTTCAAGTAAGAGTGCTGATGAAAAAGCGGCTGACAAGCATCGTAAAGACCTTGATGGCCTCTTCGGTAACTTGTTGATTAATAAGTAAATTTAACAAAGGAGTAAATAGATGATTCCAGGAATCTTTTCATCTCAAGGAGGTATCAATGCTGAGCGGCTTGATAGCTTCAATAGTAAATTGTTCCGGTCTCAGCTGGCCGGTACTGCCCCGATATTCGCATTGAGTTCGGGTTCCGCTCAGTTTCAGCTGACTTCCAAAATCCACTACTGGTTCATGAAGCAGCCGTATAGCTCGAAGTTAATTGCCTCGGCTGCGGCAAACAACACAGCAGCTTCCATCACAGTAGATAAAGGTGCTGTGGTTGAACCGTCTTCGGTGATTATGAACACCAAGACTAATGAATATATGTTCGTTAGCGCCGTGTCCGGTAACACCTTGACGGTAGTTCGTGGCTTTGCTGAATCGACGGCAGCCGCAGTAACTCAGAATGACGAACTGCTTTACTTGGGTACTGCCAAAAAAGAAGGTTCATTGGCACCGAATCCTAAGTACCGCCGTGGCGTTCCCCGTATGAACTACAGCCAGATTTTCCGCAATGGCTGGGGCACGACTCGTACAGCCGAGTACATTAAGTTCATCACTGGAAACAAGGCAACGGAGAATAAAGAAGATGCCGTGTCAATGCACGCGCAGGACATCGAAATGGCTCTGCTGCTTGGCCGAAAATCTCTCAATCAGGTTGACGGCTCCGAAGTGCTGAGCACGATGGACGGCTTGATGAGCATTGTTAAGAATAACACTGCATTGGTCGCCGCTGCAACTCTTGACTCAATTCAGGAATGGATGTACAGTAACTTCGAGACCTGCCCCGAGGGCGTTCCCAATGAACGCGTCGTTATGACCTCTCTCAATGTACTTTATATTCTTAATAAACTCATTAGAGATGCTGGCAGCTCGTATTACCCGATTGGGACTGCGACTAAAGTATATGGCCTCGACGTGTATGCACTTCAGTTGCCGGGAATGCAGGAAGTTAAGATTCTTGCTCACCCGCTGTTCAGCCAGACTGAGTCGCTTAGCAAATCGATGCTGATTTACCACCCGGGCTTGATTAAGATTGGTTATATGACCGACGCCGAAATCAAGGACGCGACTCCGGTAGGTATGGACGGTCAGGCCAACGTAATTACCTCTGAGCTCACCCTCGAGTACGCAGATGAAAATACAGGCGGCGTTCTGAGTAACATCTACTTGGCGTAGCTTTCAATTAGGAGGTGCTTATATGCAGTGCGTAATCAGAGTCTATAATAAGAACCTGCGAAGCCTCATTACCTCCAAAGGTCGCATTAAGTTGGAAAACGGCATTGGCTTCATTGAGCTGGAAACAGACGAAGAAGTCAAGCCGTTTTCCAAGGAGCTTGCTAAATTTGCTTCTGTTGAGGCAATTAAGTCTGAAGAAGAAAAGCAGCAGGCAGATGCTGAAGCGGCCAAGGGACATGATGAAGGCAATGAACTTGGCACTGGCAATGTGGGCTCGGCGCAGTCATTTAACTTTAATAGCTTAGTTAAGGGCTCGAATCCGTTGCCGTCTGTTAAGTAACAAAGGTAATTAAAAGCCCTGAGGCAGAAACGCCTTGGGGCTTTTTTCGTATGAAAGGTAATTGAGATGTTTAGTCAAATTGTGGACGATGTCTGCCAGCTGTCAAATAGAATTGATATGAAAGACATTGTTGTTAAATTGGCTCAGGGAATTATCTCAAGGATTCACAGTAAGCAGTATTTTCAAAGCGATTTGAAGCAACTTGAGTTGACGCCAGACACGCCTAACTTGGAAATGCAGAGTGCCGCAAAGTGGGTGTGGAGGCGCAATCCAGATGTGAGGTTAATTAACTCTGTTTGCTACAAGCCGCTTGGAGTTTACCCGCCGAACAATCAACCTAGTGTTGGGCAGAACTCGCTTAACAACTACTGGTACAAAGTGGGCGACAAGTATGTCTTTGTGTTCGGAAGTGGACAAATGGCCATTGCCGAGATTTACGGCTTACCTGTTAATGAAGAACCTACGTCAATTGAGATAACATATTACAGCTTCCCAAAGAAGTTCGAATATATCCCAGAAGCTGAGCGACTGGTCAAATACGACTGGTCATCTAATGAATGGTTAGTCAGAGAAGATGCCCAAAGCGACGATTGGAAGGCACTTGACTTAGAAGAAGTTAATGAACGCGAAGAAGAATTAGCGGCCTATGGAAACTGGCTTCTTAGAGATTACAAGGACGTTGTTATTTCTGGGACGCTAAGTAAGTTGTATGGCTTACTTGACGACTCCGAGCGCTTCAAGCGTGAATTCGCCGAGTTCAACCAGCTGTTTGCTGTACTTGTTCAGAATGAGCGCTACGCTAACTTTGGGTACTAAGAGGGAGGTAATTGAGATGGCTTCAGTAAAAACGCTTCAATTGCCTCTCTATGAAGAAGAGAGCAATGACTTAATAGAGCAACTTAATTATAACCTGCAGATAATTGAAGAGCGGCTTCAAGCCCTCGAGGAAGCTGCGGGCGTTAATCAGAATGGAGGTTAATTAAGATGGAATTTTCAGCAGAGAAAAGTAAGTGTGGTAGCAAGAAAGGCGGCCGTAAGAAATTGTTTGGAGGTACTTATGTCTTCGAGGGCGCTACTGCACCTAATATGGTAAGTGGCACGCTTGAGGAAGAAGTGCTTAAAGCAATGTTCAAGGGACAGCGGACTATTACTTCAGTCACAATTAAGTTAGGCCAGATATCCGAGGCCTTTGACAAGACAACTGAGTTAAGCGACATTGTTGAGTCAACTAACTATACGCCAGTAACCCTCACAGTACCTTCTACCACAGATTGGGACGTGCTGCAAGATGAGTCACTGGCGTGGTCTATTAAGACTCGTCAATTAACTTTCGCAGTTTCCGGCGGCGACTGCCAGTACAACTGCTATTATATGGTTGACCAAGAGGGCAACTTGCTTAGTGTCAGTGCTAAATTAGCTAATGTAATCACAAAGACGGTAGACTTTACAGGATACTATAAGTTCTACTGCTTGTAACTCAAGGAGGCCACAATATGGTTTCGATAGTTAATAAGAACTTATTGATATTCAATCCTAATATAACCTATGATAGGGTAGAAGGCAATCAACTTAACATAACAGACGGCTCGAACATTATCCCGACATACAATGGCTACTCAACTGGCCTCGGCTACAAGCCGCTGTTTTTTATGCCATACTCAAGGAACGTTGAGCTGAAAAAGGTGGTTGATTTGCAGGACGATGCTGGTAAGTTAATTATCACAAACAAGTACATTTACAGGTACTCAGCCGACACGGGCGATGGAACAGTATTGTTGATGCTTAGCAGTGATGCCGAAAATGTCAGCGTGGACTACATTGGCTCCTATTACTATATCCTCTGTGACCAAGTGCTGTTTAAGTATGACCACTTAATTAACTCTATTCAGCAAATCAGCCCTACGGGATTCCCGCAGAGTACCAAGTTCATCTGCGCCACAAATAATAGGTTAATTGCCTTGAGTGACGACGTCATAGCTTGGAGTGCTGTTGGTAATGGAGATGACTTCCAGCCTAGCACAACTACCGGAGCCGGTTTTCAGAGTCTGGACTCACTTAGCACTGGCAAGGGAATTGCCTTGGCTAAGAAGAAAAACGGCTTTCTGGTGTTCACGTCGGATAACGTAATTAGCGCCACAGAGCTAAACACGGCTTTGGTTTACAATTTCAAGGAAGTTAGTAAGCACAGGATTCTCAATAGGGATTGCTGCTTAACTAGCACCTTTGGTATTGTATACTTCATTGACTCTGACAAGAACCTTTACAGCTACGAAGATTTGGGCTCTCTGGGCTCCGGTGGGTTCAAGGTCGTAAATGAGATGTTAATTGACTACTTCAACTCAATCGACATCGACATCGAATACCTCGACTTGCTGGAAACCCGCTACCTCGTTGTCAATTATTATGGCAACATACTTGGCATTGACCTGCTACTCGGGCGCGTTTTCAAGGTGCAGCACTCATTAACTGCTGTTCGAGGTTTCAACTTCATTAACTTCCAGCACTTCTGGAACTTCGAGTACCGCAGTGCTTATAATACAGAATTTAATGAAATCAGTTACTACGGCAACAGGTTGCATGTTGAGTCAATTGGAAGCTTGTCAGCTGATAGCCCCGATACGATGTGCGCCTCAATTAACCTCTATTCAGAATTGCCGCTTGCTGATGCAGTCATAACGCACTTGGTTGATAAACTCGAGCCAGAATTCAATGGCTTTGAGCCACCATTACCAGCAGCATTCAATGAAGACTTGAATGGCAGCTTGCTCAATGAAGACCTAAATGACAGCACCTTTGATGTTGACTTGAATGATTATGACAATACATGGAGTAGCGGCTTTGAATTAAGTTGCGGCTTTGAAACAGATGTCTATCAGCAAGCTAAGCGCATTGACAAAGTGGACGCGTTTTTTGAGTTTAATTCAATTAGCTTCGCGCCAGAAATCCCCATCGAGTGCACTACGGTTATAACCCGAATTGACACCAACATATCAAGTAACAGAAAGGAGTTCATTTGGGACTGCCAGCTTCAAGCGCCCCAGCTTGATTGTGCCGTCACCCAGGAGCCTGATTTCGAGTGGTACCAGAACATCTCAATGGGATATGACGTGTCAATTACCTTGACATCTTCAACCGACGCCTACGGAAACTTGCCACATCATAAGGTGTTAATTGAGGACAAATACTTCGTTGGGCGTCGTCTTGTAGGCAACATCTATAACACCGGCATTTACCATATGCTCAATTATGCTGTAAAAGGCTTTTGTGAGATAACAGGGATACAATTTAACTTATTTAAGGGAGGTCTTATTTATGACAGATAGATTACCTAATAGTGATTACCAAGGCCGAATTTCACAGTTGGGCTCCGGTAACTTGGAAGAAATCAATGCAGTTTATAACCCTAGAGAGTTCTTCGTTGACACTCGAAACTGGACAGTGGCAATTCACGATGGTGCGACTCCTGGAGGTCATTGGATGGCACGGGCCGATTTTAGCAACGTAGCTTCATCTGATATTATCAACCAGCTTGAGAATATTCCGGTAACTAAGTTGGCCTTAAACACCTATGAAGGAACTTTCATCAGCGAAGGCGGCAACGATGTGCTGGCTGGAAATAACCCTCAATTAGCAAAGGTGTCACTTGGCGGCGCCGCTGCGGCTGACTCAAGTGGGTTCATTTTTTGTCAAGATGCTTCAAATGCCAACCTAAGTAGCTTCTCCGGAAAACGGGTCGAAGCACCTTATGCCACATTCAATATGGTTGGTAATGTGACGCTGTCAGGTGGAGCCGTTTTGCACTGCTTTAACTTAATTGGCTCTAGTGCATACACCTTGACAATTGAAGAAGGCTGCAAACTCATAGTTGATGGAACCATCAATGGCACTGACTTCATTACCGGCGCTGGTTCAGTTTACATCGGTAATTACTCAGCAGCTTGCTTCAAAGATACTTTTCAAGGTGATTACTCGAGCGGAAATTCTCAGCAACCCATGTGGACTGCTTTCGAGTCGCTTAAATACTTGGAAGGCAATGGAGTCGTAACCTGCGATGGCGGCACTACGACCCTCACTTCTATGATGAACCCACTTAAAGCCCAGATGCAGCTTTACTTGGATTCTGGAGGCACTAAAGGAATAGCTACTAGGACTCGTAGCGCAACCGCCAATGGTACTATAAAAGGAAGTTACTTTATCTGGGATAAAGGAGCCTCAACTTGTGTTCGACCGTTAATTAGGTCTACCTCGTCAAACGGCGCCCCGAATTACTCCTCAGAGCTATACAACGGGTCGCTGTTCACAAGTAACAAATCGTGGAGTCAACCTGTCTTCATTAGTGCCACTGCTGCAGGGCCAGGTGGTTCAACAGCCCACATAATTATCTCTGACCCAAATGGCACTCAATTAGAAAACCATCTGTTTTACGGCCATTTCACCGGAAGCAGCTCGGATTGCTCGAGCGGCCAATTCATCATTCCCGCTAATTACCGCGTGCGGTTCAATAAGAATGGTTTGGCCTACAGAGATAATTGTGTGGTTTGGGGCTACAACCAGAGTAGCTTCAGCAACTTTATGCGGATGCGGATTTATTAAACTTAATTGACGAAAGGATAGAAAATGAGCAAGGGCGTTTTACGAATTGCTAATGTTACTGGAGAGGGTGTTGACTACAACGACCGTGAAATCAGCACTGAAACCGGCCAGACGCTTAGCGTTTACTTGAACAGCACTCGAATTGACTTGGCTCGTGCTGATATGAATAACGTGGCGGCTGATGCAGTCAGAAGTAAAGTAGCAGATGAACTCCAGGAACTTGAAGACGAGTTGTCGGCTGTTACTGCGGAATCTGGTGCAAATTCAGCTGCATTGCCGAAAAAGAAGGACTTGTTAATTGGGTTGACTAAACCCTATACGGCCGATATTGCCACAGTCAGCTCGACTAATACCATCTTACTTAAGTCCTTCCAGTGGTTTGATGGCACGGACTTGGTGCAACATCAGGAAGAAACTGTTACAATTGGGCCCGAATATGCTGGCCAAGTTGTTTATGTTGGACTTAATGAAAGCGGCATCGGAGAAATAAGCACATCAGACTATAACATTTACTTAGCACTGTGCAACATCTATGTTAATGCAGATGGCGACTTAACGGCCTCGGAACTTTCAGTGCGGCCGTTCTTGGCTGATTCAAGTACATTTGGGCGCGACCACCCTATAATGGTAGTTAACTTCGCTGCTCAAGTAACTTCCGCAGATTCGGCCAAGGTCTTGAGTTGCCAAAGTTTCGACTTAATTAAGGAAGGCATCAACTACGCCGGTAATTCACAGCGGCCTGACCGTAAGCTGTTTCCGGCTATGTCGTCAATTAACTTCAAATATTACTACCCTAATTATGACCATGATGGCGAAACTGCTCAACCGAATATTCAACCCTATTATTACAATACAACAACGAGCGCGAAAACTCTGCTTGACTCAAGTAACGGTGCAAGTAAATTTGTGGTCTTTAGATTGGTGTTAATTGAAACTGGGCAAATCCTCTTGCTGCTTCAGCAGGTTTCTGACGAAAGCCAGCTATTCACTTCAGTGCAAGAAGCGGAGCTTGGCTTGAAAGACCTTAATTGGAACCTAAGCCAGTTAAGCAGCCGCGCAATTTACCTCGACCAGTTCATTGTGTGCTCTGCTGACTTAACAATCTGTCAGATGGCCAATGTTGCCGAAGTCAGTAATTCACAGAATATCACAATTACGCAACTTGTTTATGGGGTGCTTGATTCAGTGTCGCAAGTGCCAAACACAGTTGAGGAGTTTTCTGCAGTATTCTCTGGATTAACTCCGGTAGTTGGTGGGTGGTTTTTTGTGAAAGGTTCTCAAGTAATGCTCCCTCCAGGTACGCTAGCTGATGGTGGATTATATATGTATCGGATTAAGTCTATAATCTCAAGTAACAT